GGGCCCATCTGCACGCCGCTCTCGCGGTTCAGCGCGTCCATGATTGCGCGTTCACCTTCCACCGATGCGCGGGTTGTTTCTGTCACGGCAATCATCTCCGCGCGTACTTTGCCATAAGTGCTTTCCAGCGCGTTGTATAAATCGCCCATGCTCCACCCGTCCGAGTAAAAGCGGGGGATGATTTCCTGCAAGGCGCGCCTGGAAACGTCCGTGATGCCGTGGACTAAATCGTAGGTGTATTGACTTGCCCAGCGCACGGCGTTCGTGTTTATCAGCGTCCAATCAACCCCGATGCTGATTGTGTCAAGCATCGCCGCCGCTTGCTGAACAAAAGTCTCGACCAACACCGGCTCGATAGCTGATTGAAGCGAACGCCAGCCGTTCTGCCAGTATTCGTCATTCACGCGGGACAGGTCGGGCGGGTCACCCAGCAAGCGCAAGAGCTTATCCAATTCAGCGCGTTGGTTGGATGTAATCACCCGTGCCAGCTTGCGCTCAAGAGCCGCGCGGTTCAGCGGTATCAGCTTCACGAACGCCGCCGCCTTGCCCGTCAATAGCGGGATAATCTCTGGCTTGCGTTCCGCGCTCCTGTACAGCGCGTCAAGCACTAATTGCTTCACTTGCCTCCACCGGCGCAACCGCCTCAACCGCCCTGTTCAGCGCGTCAGCCAACGCCTTGAGCGCGTCATCGTCATCATCCCGCGCGTTCATCTCAAACGCCCGCTCGATGTCCTTTTCAGTTCGGCAATCCGGCAGTCGCTCCCGGATGCTAATCGCGATATCCTCCGGCAGCACCTTGCACACCCACGGGAAGTCCAGCGACTTGCCCTGCTTCAGCTTGCGGAATGCGATATCCTGCCAATGCTCAAGCTCGCGAAGCTGCTCAATCGTCAGCACGGTTGGCAGGCTCTTTTCTTCATCCTCAACTTCCGGCTCTGGCGCGAACACGGGCGCGGGTTCGGGTTCAGGTTCAGGCTCCGGGTCAAGCTGCTCATACTCCACGCCAGCGGGCAATTCAATGCCCAGCACTTGCGCGGCTATAGATGGCTTCATCCCGGCGGAGATATAAGACGCGTATGCGCTTGCCCGCTGGACTTCCTCTTCCTGCCCGTGGTCGCTTGCTTCCGGGCGGAACTCCCAGCGCAAGCCCATCGGCGCGAACAGTTTCGAGTTCAGTTCACCCTCGATGAAGCGCAGCCAGGGCGTGACGGTATCCCTGAACCAGACGGCGTATTCGGTTTGCGCGGTGGCGTAGTTTGCGGAGTTAGCCAGGATAAGCGACAGGGGCATCCCAGCCGCCATCGCGATATCCGCCAGCTTCTCGTCGTGCAATTGAGACCCGGTCAGGTTGTCAATGCCGTCCCCGATAGTCTTCACATCCATCGTGTCGGCGGATATCACCTTGCCCATGTACTTGTACCAACCGTGTACAATCTTGTCCCACACGGACTCAATCTTCTCGCGTTCCTCGCGCGTCTGAACGCCGGAGACTTGCAGCAGGGCCGGCTTGATACCGCCGCGCTGGAAGAAGTTCTGAACGTAGTAATCGGCATAGTACAGCACGCCAGCAGCCGCCATCAACGCCTTGAACTCGCTGTTATCCGACGGCAGCAGTTCGGTGGTATGGTCTAACCGCCACATCCAGAACACGCGCCCGTCTTTCAGGCTGTAATCGCGCTTCTCGTTGCCAAGCTGGCGGGTGAAGCCGGTCAACCCGTTCCACTTATCCACCACCGGCGTTATGCTGGTCGGCACGATATAGCGCAAACGTGAGCGGGTTCGCGCCCCATCCTCAAGCAGCCCATACGCGGAGTTCGTCATAAACAGCGAGAGACGCCAGAGCCGAAGCAGTTCGCGCGGGTTCTCCATGAACCCGATAATGTTCTGCCAGCTCTCGCTGTTATCAACTTCCTTATCCCCGCGCATAATCGCGAACGGGACATTCGCGGCAGCATCGGCGGTCATGTTCGCCACGCGGTACACAGCCGAAACGCGCGAGTAAAGCTGCTCATCGCTCGTGTCGTCAGGGTTTCCGGTGATCCAGTTCCACGCGGAGTCCGGGTATTGCGGCAGGTCAATATTCTTTACTGTCGCGCCGTCTGTAAAATAATGCAAAGTTTTCGGCATCCTTTCTCCTAATCGTACGAACTGAAGAACCAGCGTTCCGCGCTGATGGCGTGCCAGGCAATCGCAAGGCTCATCACGCAGTCATCGTGCATACCATCCGGCGCGGAGTACGTGAACGAACCCGACGGCGCGCGCTTGCTCTCAAAGCTCAATAATTCCCCTGTCAAAATCGGGTTATTCAATACCCTGATAACGCCATTCTCAAACGCGGCCTGCAAAGCCTGAATTACTGCCTGTTTTGTCGCGCTGGTGGTCGTGAACGCCACAATCGCCAGCCCGCGCTTCACCAGTTCGTCAATCACCGGCCGCCCGATTGAGTTCGCCTCAACCGTCATCGAAGTCAGGTTATAGCGGTGGTACACGGTCTCCAGCCGGTCAATCAGCACCGGATAATCCACGCGGTTGAAGCGGTCAAGGTAGACCATCTCTTTGCTTTCCACGTCCAGCACGCTCACGACGGTATAGTCCACGCTCGAAGCCACGTCCACGCCGGCGACATACTGCCGGTTCGTCTCAGGCTCGCGCGGGTCCAGCACCGCCGCCTCTTGCACCCGCCGGAAGACGCCGCCCTGGTCGTCTACAAATTCCGCGAGTACTTCCTGCCTGTAAATTATTTCCGGCATTGTTCGGCGCATCGCCTCAATTTCGCTCGGCGGGATTGTTGGGTTAGCCGACGTCGGGAACTGCCACGACTTCCACTCTGGATTCAGCGCGTCCTGCCCAAAGCTGAATAATTGCCAAAAACCGTTCCTGCCTTTTGGCGTTGACTTGAAATAAGCATCCCCCTGCAAGTCAACAAGCGTTGGACGCAGAACAGCGTTCCAGATATCCAGCAGGTTGCCAACCATCGCGCACTCATCAAATATCAGCCGCTTATATTTACGCCCACGAACAGCATCAGCCGCTTCAGCCGACCACATCTCAATTACGCCGCCTGTGATAAGCTCAAGCCGGTGTTCCTGTTCGCTTTTGTCTTTTTTCAAAGGCGCGAACGTGTTCACAAACTCCCGCCAGACTTCCGAGAGCATCTTGTATGTCGGGAACATCACCCCAACAGGTTGCCCCGCTAATACCATCGGGAACGCCTCGAATATGTCCAGTTGTGTTTTGCCAAATCGCCGTCCGCATACCTCAACGTTAAATCGTTTCGCCTCGTCAAGTATTCGCTGCTGCGCGTCATGCGGTTCAGGCAGCGTCAGTTCTATTCTGCTTGACATACTTTACGATGATTTCAAGCGGGCCTGATTCCGCGCCTGTAACTTCTGATTTCTGCGGGACTTTGCCCAAACCTCTGTCAATAATCTCCGTTGCAACCGCTTGCTTGATTCTGTCATCCCTGACTTTCAAGCCGGCAACCTTTACCTTTGCCGCGTCCTCAATTGCACCCGCGAGTATCATGCTCGCTCGGATAGCCTTGTCTTTGCGCAAGCGGTCGGCGCGGATGTTCAAATCCTCAATATCGCGCTTGCTCAACCAACCCTGCGAATACCCGCACTTCCTCAAGGCTTCCGAGTTGCTAACGGCATCAGACCGCGCTAAAACATAGGCGGTCTCTCTTTCGTCTAACCCCTCAAAAACGTTGCTTTTAATTGTCATATCGTTGCTTAATGCTGTACCCTCGCTTCAAACACCAACGGAACACCCTCGCGCTTTGTTTCTGCCAGCATCGCCATTTGCGGTATTGCCGTCTCAGGCATATCAAGCGTCAATCGGATGCCGCCGTCTGAAAGTGTCTGCACCTTGTAGACAATCGCATCGAACTTGATTACTGTCTCTGCCAGATCACCCTCGTCTTCTCGCACATCCTCGACCACGTCCACAGGCACTCACGCCCACCGGGATTATTGACCGTCATTCGCAACCGTCTTCTTCGCTCTCGGTTTCGGCGCTGGCTTTGATACCAACGCTAAAATTGCTTTCGCCTGATCGTCATGCTCTAACAATGTGGCTGTGATCTCACGACTCTCAATGCGCATTTCTCGCACTTCGGTAACCAACCCTTGCGTCACCTGTGTTAGATTTCTCAGCCCTGAATTTACGTCGGTCATACAGGCGTTATTCTCTTCACGCTGCTCTTTATTGAACGCACGCCACTTCTCGTCTATTTCGAGCATGAACGACTGCCACTTGTCCGATTGCTTTGTGAACCAATACAACAGCCCGACTACAAGCACAATAAACAGGCTAACAAAGACGGCCTGCTCCCACGCGCTCGCGGGAATCAACTCCGCCCCCGTCATCCGTTACCCTTGTCTACTGATTCTTTGACTTCGTCCAGCGAATAAGTCGGCTCACTCTCAAGCGCATTGAACACGGCAATCAGATTGTCCGGCTTGTCGGTTAGATCGTGGAGAATATTTGACGCTCGTCCGGCAATAATTGCGGTGACAACCAAGCCAACAATTTGATTTTCAAACACGCCAGCAAATAGATTCACGTTTGCCAGAAATACCAGCGCACCTGCAACAACCCACGAGATATACATAATCCAGAAGTTGTCGAGGTTATACTTTTCAAAAAACGGTGAAACAATCGCTGCTACTATCGCATTCGCTAATGTAGAAATGCCGAGTAATAGTGCCAATACAAGTGGATCAAATGTCATTCAATGCCTCCGGTCTAATAAATGCCTAATTCTGAAAATGGGATTTCGTGTTCGTCAATGATTTTCCGTTGACGATATTCCCGCTTCAAGTCTGCAACCATAAACACGAGCCATTCCGGCCAAGCAGAGCGGTCAGCACCATATTCGGCTTGGCACTTGTCGCAAAGATCGAAGTTACTCGTTATTACTTTTCCGCAAACACAGCGTTTAGTTTTCATAATTGTTCTCTATACACTACAGCCACCTTTCAACCACTTTTATGCAGATTAGCCAGTATTCTGCATATTTTGCTCTGGCTGAATCCGAATATGTTTGCAATTTCAGTTTGCGTGTACCCCTCCACCCATAAATGCAGAACAGCCCGGTCGATGTGACCGAGCTGATCTACTGTCTGCTGGATTTCGATCTTCCTGTCAACGTGTTCCTGCACATAGTCGCTCAAGTTCATTCTGCCTCCAATGCCTGTCTAATCGCTTCAACCGCTTCACCTTCTAAATACGCTCTCAATATCTCAATGCCTTCATCGGCACTATAAGCAACGCCTGTCTGATAGCCGTGATAAGAGGCATACTCCAGAAACTCACGCTGTTCACTTGTCAACTTGTTCTTGCCATACTTAAACTCGATATACAATCCGTGATACCCGCCGGACGGATAAGGCAGACATACATCGGCAATGCCTCTCACAACCCCCTCGTCCTTCAACTTCTTCGCCACAACCACGTTTCGTGCCCCGCCATTTGGGATAGCGTGCAGCCAACGTAATTGTGGATATTCTGGCAGCATATAACCTGCAATCTGAAAAAAAGCGGCTTGCTCATCGTGTTCGCTCACTTTCGCTCCCTCCGCAAACTCGCAAGGCACACCACAAGCCAGCCAAGCGCAATCAAAGCCACAAGCGGGCACGCTACGTCAAGAAGGGTCATTGGTCGCCTGACTTTCTGCTAACTTGTCCCATTTTGCAAGAGCATCTACAGTTGTGTTATTTCTCTGAGCAATATCTCCAAGTGTATCACCAGAGATTATTGTATATTCAGTTGGTTTTGTAGCCACCTGTGGTGTTGCTACAGGTGCTGTTGGTGTTTGAGCTACTGGTTTTACTTCAGGCACTGTTGGAGCTACTGGAGCCTGTGGTTTAACCTCTGGAGTTGTTGGTGTAACAGGTGTTATAGGAGTAACCTTTGGAAGATTTACTGTCTGACCTTCACGAATCAAGTTTGGATTCTCTTTGAACTGAGGGTTAAGCTCAAGTAACTTTGCTATATCTACACCTCTAGCATTAGCAATAGCAGAAAGAGTGTCCCCAGGTGCGACTGTATAAGAAGTGTTTTGCTCTGCTGGGGTTGTTACTGCTGGAGTTGACGGTGTTGTAGGTGTTACTGGTGCTGGAGTGGTAGGTGTTGGCTTTGCGGCTGGAGTATCTACCTTTGGCAATGCCACATTAACATCTGGTGCCAAGTCAGTAGCTTCAGCATTAGTAAGTTCTAACCGCAACCATTTTGTTGCGCCAAGCGGAGCGGCATAAACTGCCCAACCTCTCCCCGATTCAGTTCTAGTTTTCACAATCATCAACTCAGGCACTACACCAAGGTTATGTGTAAACGTAGTAGCACTTCCCGTCCCTGTATAGCAAACCTCATCAAAAAACGATGGAGCACGTCCAAAAGTCCAAAGAATT